AGAAGACCAAGCATTTGAAGATGAGTTAGCAACAGTACGTGAGTATGTTGAAAAAGTTGCTGGCGGACACGGTGCTGAGTCAAAAGGTTCTGCAGAAAGCGCAGACAACAAGAAGTCAGTTGTTGACAACATGAAGAACGATATGGGCGGTACTACTGCTAACATCGCAAAAGGCGGTGAAGACAGCGGCAAAAATGACGGTGGCTTAGCAGATATTAACGCTAAAGAAGACAATGCAGGAAACGTTAACACTCCAGGATCTAAGAATGCTACTAAAATGTCTAACGAAAAAGGACATGGTGCAGAGAAGAAAGGTTCAGCAGAGAGTGCAGATAACAAGCAATCACTTTTCCGTGGCCGTAGATAAGAGAGGGTAGAAAGTGAAAACTACACTAGCAGAACATCTGAGCTTCGACCAGGCTAAAATCGTCTTAGAGCAAGAAGAAGGCGAAAACGGTAAGTCAATGTACTTGAATGGCATTTGCATTCAAGGCGACATCCGTAACGCTAACCAACGTGTTTATTCTTCTAAAGAGATTGATAAGGCTGTCACTACGCTCAACGAACAGATTTCTGGCGGATATTCAGTGCTAGGAGAAGTTGACCACCCAGAAGATTTACGTATCAACTTGGACCGCGTCAGCCACATGATTACTAAAATGTGGATGGACGGTCCAAACGGCTACGGAAAACTTAAACTCTTACCAACTCCAATGGGCCAATTAGTAGAAACAATGCTAAAAAGCGGAGTTAAATTAGGCGTAAGTTCAAGAGGCAGTGGTGAAGTTGACGGAGACGGCAACGTACATGGTTTTGAAATCATTACAGTTGACGTTGTTGCTCAACCATCTGCTCCTGGCGCTTACCCAACACCAGTTTATGAACACCTTATGAATAACAAAGGTGGCTATCAGGCATATAGACTTGCACAAGAAGTCAAAGGCGACCCACAGGCACAACGATACATAGCAGAAAGCCTAAAGAAAATTATTTCAGGGCTTAACTAAAAAGGAGAATCACATGCTAGACGTAGTAAAACAACTATTTGAAAATGATGTGATTTCCGAAGAGACCATGTCGGAAATTAACTCCGCTTGGGAAACTAAAATCAACGAAGCAAAAGAAGAAGTTACTACTGCGCTTCGTGAAGAATACGCTCAAAAATATGAGCATGATAAGACTGCGATGGTCGAGGCTGTGGAGTCAATGTTAGCAGACCGCATTGAAGCGGAACTAACTGAGTTTGCAGAAGATCGCCAAGGACTTATTGACATGAAAACAAAGTACGCTCTTAAGATGAAGGACGATGCAGTGGCTCTTGAGTCATTTGTAATGAACAATCTTAAGAAAGAACTAGGTGAACTTCACGAAGATCGTAAATCGGTAGCAGGCAATGTTGCTAAACTAGAATCTTTCATTGTAGATGCTCTTTCACAAGAGATTGCTGAATTCCACGCTGATAAGAAGGATCTTGCAGAAACTAAGGTTAAATTAGTTCGCGAAAGCAAGGCAAAATTCGAAGCGTTTAAGAAAGATTTTGTTGAGAAATCAACTGCACTTATTTCAGAAACTGTAAGCAAAGGTTTACGTTCTGAGATGACTCAGTTGAAAGAAGACATTGAAGATGCACGTAGAAACGACTTTGGTCGCAGAATTTTTGAAAGTTTTGCAAGTGAATATGCGACAAGTTACCTCAACGAAAAGAGTGAAACTGCTAAACTACTACAAGTTGTTAAGCAGAAAGAACAGGAACTCGAAGAGGCAGCAAAAATTGTTGCAGATACAAAAGATTTAGTCGAATCGAAAGAGGCAGAAATTAAAGTGGTTAAGGAGTCAGCAAAACGTAAAGACGTTATGTCTGAGTTACTTGGTCCTTTAACAGGCGATAAGCGCGAAGTAATGAGCGACTTGCTTGAATCTGTTAAGACTGATAAACTACACGCGGCATTCGACAAGTACCTACCGGCTGTAATGGACGGTGGTAGACCAGCGAAGCAGGCGTTGACAGAAGGCAAAGAAATTACAGGCGATAAACAAACTAAGGCACCACAAACCAGCGGACAAGA